TCTGCTCCAGTATATGTAGACCATAGATCTGCAATCATCTTAAAGTTGCTTTCCATGTCACCATGATCAGAGGCACGATCTTTTGTTACCAATTTCTTGGCGGTATCTAATATATCAGCGCGTGTTTTTATTTTGTTCATTACCCATTTAGCCATTTTGTTTTTCCTAGTTTATTGGTGGTGAAAAGTAAGCGAAGCGTGGACGCCCTTTTGCACCTTCGTTTTGATTTCTACACTCAATGCCTCTGTCAGTCTGTAGTGCATCAAGAATGTCTGCACGTTTGCGTCGATCCATATTAGCGAATGCAGATACGCTTCTAGATAATTCACGCTCAGTTAATCCAATCAATCCAGCCTTTTCAATGCGAGCGTATACTGCTTTACATGCCGCCTCAAATGGGCCTTCAGCCATGTTTGCCCTAAACATTTCGATAGTTTGTAGTGCATAGTAATCCACATATTCTATTGACCACTGCATTGCATCTGCACTTATTTCATCCTGACCCATTGACCGAGCAATGATCAGAGACAAACGCATGGCTATTTCGCGGCTACGATTATACATAGCTTCCAGACCTGTGCCTGTTTCCTTTTTTATTGCGGCTACTAGACGCTCCTCGTACTTGCGAAGGAGATCTTCAGCTTCCTGACTAAATGCAACTTCGATTGGATGTGGCGGCATGTCGTGGCTGTTGCCTGTATCCAAGTCACCTTCATTTGCATTTGCGTGATCCTTTGCCCAAGCTGATAGCCGATCAGAGATTGTTGACCTACGTTTCTTCTGGGACATCTGGACGCCGATATCTGATTTGACGATCAGGAAACGGTTCAGCAGGCCGCTTGCCACATCACCACCGCCAATAGCTTGCATGAACTCTGAGGGTGTAGACATTCCAACCAATGTGAGAGATGGGCGCTTTATAACTTTTTCTAATTTATCTGCGTCTGCTGATTTCATGGTGTTGGTGGCGTATCCCTGCTGTCTTAGTGTACCATCTTGGCGTCCAAAACATTCCATAATCGCAGTTATTGCGTCAGCTTTATGTTGCATCCCTTTTGCAGATGCCGCCTTTAACTGTCGCCCAAGTTCATCAATTACAGATACATGCGTTGGCTTTTTAGTTAGTGTAGACAAAACACCTGCACTTGACGTGTAACCTGCTGGGCCAATTAGATCATCCAATCCAGACTGCTCTAGTAATTCCTCGATGACAGTCTTCGTGTGTTCCTTTCCAGATCCTGTCTCACCAATATTTAGGAAGTAGAGGCTGGAGAAGTTGCGCTGGTCTGTAACCCAGCGGCGTCCCATCGCTACCGATCCAAATGCTAGGGCGCACTGAACTGCGAACTGAGGTTGGGGTTTGATTGCAGATACAGTGTAGTAATTAACCACATCCTGAAGAATACCGGGGACACTTGATAAATGCTCTGGGATATTGCCAGTCGGACTATCCTGAAAATGGCCGCCTATTTTCGGGGTAGTCATAATATTTGCGGCAACTCTCGCGCCGTGTTCAATAGCCTCTTTGTCATATTCATGGTCTGGATTTTGTGTAACGTTCAAAATCTGGGCGGCTTCCTTGACCGCCTTCTGTACGTTTCCCATATGTTCAAACTGTAACCACAATTCAAATGCATCAAAGGTATGTGCATTATCAAACGGATCGGAGGCGTGGTGGCTGTAAGCTCTGCCATCATCAAATAACTTTACACCTGCCAAGCCTGACGTAGAGTTGGGAGATAGGTATCGATCCCTAGACGTTGGCTTGTATCCATACTGAACCAATAGCGCGTGCATATCGTGCGCCTCATTAAATTTATCGATAACGCTAGTGCTGTCACCTTTTGGGCGTGGCTTTCGTGTTGGTTGAAACTCTTCCTTCTTTCTCCAAGGACACATGCTCATGAGCTGTGGACGAAACTTATCCCAGTCTCTCCACAATGTCAGGAGCTGTGGCGGTAGCTCTGGCAATCCATCGAAGATCGACCTGCCTGCCCACTCGTATGGCCTACCTGTATCTGGGTGGATACTTGGCGGCAAAACATCTTGGACTGAGCCTGCGCGTAATTCAAATACAACTTCGGTCTTGCGTGGGTCTCCCTCGACAGGCCACGATATCTTGTGTGTGATTAAATCAGGTGGAGCCTTGAATATAAGCTTGCCACGATTTTCACGCCCAATAATTTGTGGTGCTGACTGCATCAGCTCAGAGAAATCTATGCCCAGCTCCTCGAAGATTCGTTTGGTATTTTCCAAATGGTCTATGTCCACCGCGCATGTTCCTGACGCACCATGTAGTAGACCAACATTGTGGGTCGGGTTCTGCTCATAATACTGACGCGCCGCATCTGGATCTGACAATGCCTTCTCTGGTTGTTGCCAACCAAATCTCGTTGGCCCTTTAGAGCCAGCAGGTATTGTGACTAGATACCATCCTAACTTTGAGCAGTAGTCTTCTAGTTCAAAATTCATTTTTCTTCGCTCAAGTATTGGCTAAGTTTCTTCCAAGTGGTTAAAGAAATGTGATCAACCCCATCCCCTGATGCGATTCCTTTTACTGTTGGATGTGAGAGGCCACACTTCTCTGCGACTACCGTTAAGCGTCGATCCTGCAACGCCTGACGTATATCGTTTAGTGGTAGTAGTGTTTGCATAATTTTGTTCCTTTTTTGCATTATGTGTAAATATATCTTTACAGACTGTAAATCTTCCTGTAAACAAGTTTTTGTAGAGAGAAAAAAAAAGGAGATTGCCATGAGCAATATTGACGGATTAGCGGCTGATTGGCTGTTGGTAAAGGCGCAAGAAAAAGAAATTATCGCACAGCGTCACGCGATAGAAGAGCAAATCAACTCGGCACTAGATGCTAAAGATGAAGGCTCAATTACTCACACATTACAAGATTACAAAATTACATTGACACAGCCTGTGTCTCGTAAGGTTGATCCAATCGCGTGGGATAAAATTAAAGATAAAATTCCAGAAAACATGCACCCAGTAAAAGTCAGTGTAAGTGCTGACGCCGCTGGATGCAGATACTTAGTGGAAAAAGAACCACGCCTTTGGGCAAAAGTTGCAAAGGCGTTTACAACAAAAGCTGGCAAGGTTGGCATAAAAGTAGAGGTTCTGTAATGGAGCTTACTGCCAATGAATTGGTCATGCTATCCGAAGCGTTGAAGTCTGTGACGTTTATAGATGGCATGTCTAAAAGCCCAGAGCAGATCAGATTGGAACGTAAACTAACACGTTGGTCTGAACATGAAAATCTAATTTTTGTAGAAGGAGAAAATAATGGAAGAAATAAATAAAATATTAGACGAGGTATTTGCCTCTGTCTTTAGGAGGGATTGGTAATGTCTATAAACTTAAAATCACTATCTAAACCATCAGGTCAGCGTCCTATCATAGTTACCTTATTTGGGGAGGGCGGCCTCGGAAAGACAACCCTAGCCGCCATGTTCCCAAAGCCGGTCTTTATTCGTACTGAGGATGGCACAGCGTCACTTACAGGCAATGACAACGTCAGCCTGTTTCCATTGGCTACATCATCTACTGACGTTTTAAGTGCAATTGAGGTTCTGGCTACAGAGAAGCACGAGTTTAAGACATTGGTTTTAGATTCGATAACTCAGTTGGCTACTCTTATCGAGAGCGAAATTGTAGCGGCTGACCCAAAATCAAAGTCTATCAACCAAGCTGGTGGTGGATATGGAGCTGGGTATGGTGCGGCATCAGAGAAGCACCGCCAAATCAGAGAATGGGCAGGATCTCTTGCCTATGAAACTGGAATGAATGTGGTCTTCATTGGTCACGCCGACACTGAGACTTTGGACTTGCCAGATATGGATGCGTTCCAAAGATACACGGTTCGCTTGCACAAGAAGTCTTTACCTCATTATACTGACAACGTCGATTTGGTGGGGCTAATCCGACTGAAGACATTTACGCGCGGAGATGGCGATAAAATACGAGCCATTTCTACAGGTGAACGTGAGATCCTGTGCTTCCCACAGGCGTCAAGCGTCACTAAAAATCGGTTCAACATTACTGAACCAATGCCATTTACACTTGAAGGCGGCAACCCATTTTCTAAATATTTAACAGAGTAGGAGAACTCAAATGGACTTAAACGGATTTAACGCGCTCGACCATGAGCCAACACAGTCAAGCAATCCCCTGCCAGCGGATTGGTACGAAGCAGTAATTGTTAGTAGAGAAGAGAAAACAACTAAAGCTGGCACAGGCGCATACTTAGAATTAACAATTGAGATTGTCAGTGGCGCATTTAAGGGTCGGAAAGTTTGGGATCGTCTAAACTTAAAAAACCCAAATTCGACAGCAGTAGAAATTGCACAGCGCAGTCTGTCATCAATCTGTCGCTCTGTTGGTGTGAACAACCCAAAGGATAGTATTGAGTTGCTCGACAAGCCACTGATGGTCAAAGTGGCTGTATCCCCTGCATCAAATGGCTACGAGGCATCAAACAATGTAAAAGGATATGAAGCTACTGGTAATACGCGATCTCCAACATCAATAGCTACTGAGACAGCTACTGCCGCAACACCACCGTGGAAAAAATAATCTACTGAAGGATGGGGCGTATTTTTTCGCCCCATTTTATGAGTAGATGGAGAGTAAGATGAATTTAGAAAGATACATGATACCAGAAACTGTGCGGCTCATTTTTGAAAAGTATGAGGTCAAACGAAAAAATGAACACAGACCTCACCTTGGCGGATCACAGATTGGTAATAAGTGTAGCCGCGCTTTGTGGTATCAATTTAGACATGCGTGGACGCCTAGTTTCTCTGGGCGAATGCTGAGACTTTTTGAGACTGGTGATCGTGAAGAGGATCGTGTTGTATCTAACCTTAGAGATATCGGTGTTGAAATATGGGAAGTAGACCCAGACACAGGCAAGCAAATTAGGTTTGAGGCTTGTGGTGGTCACTTTGCATTGTCTCTAGATGGAGTAGGTCTTGGCTTTGCCGAGAGTAGTAAGCCACACGCACTTGAATTTAAAACGATGAATACAAAGAGCTTTAAAGATATTGATAAAAAAGGATTGCAAATAAGCAAACCTGTCTACTGGGCGCAAGTTCAGGTTGGAATGTACTTGGCTGAATTGGACGACTGCTACTTCTTTGCGGTCTGCAAGGAAACTGACGGTATTTATGCGGAGCGTGTAAAGTTAGACAAAGTTGAGGCCAAGTCACTTATCAGTAAGGCAAGCGACATTATATTTTCTGAGACACCGCCATCCAAGCTTCACGAAGATGCTAGTAATTGGGAGTGCAAGTTCTGTAGTTATTGGGCTGTGTGTCATGGGTGCAAGATACCAGAAGTTAGCTGTAGAACGTGTTGCCATGTGACCCCAGAGAAAAATGGTACTTGGAGTTGCGCCAAAGGTAAGCCAGCGGTCACTTGTGATGAACATCTATACATCCCACAAATCATGCCAAAAGATTTGGTAGTACACGATGCTGGGGATGACTTTGTTGAATATGAAGATAAAGACACTGGCGAGATCATTAAAAACAAGGGGAACAGCCAAGCTATCTTTGATGGGAGGATGCGCTATGAGTGATGAGATATTACGAAAACGCATAAAAAAAGTGTTTAAACGAGAGATCGATAGGGTTGAAGAAATCATGAAAAATATACCAGATAAGAACGAGGTGCGTTTAATTTATGTTGTAGAAGAATACAAAGAAATACTCCGTGAAATTCTGGATGAAGATGATGGGAGGATGGTGTAATGGTTTTAAATGTAAGATTGACTAGATCAGAAATGTCAGAAGTAAAACAAGCGGCGGCTTTACGTTGGCAATTGGCAAGGGCAAGCGGTGTTGTAAATCAACGCAAAGATATTAGATCAGATGCTGATATTGATCTTCTAGGTTTAAAGGCTGAAATGGCAGTCGCAAAAGCCTTACAGCTTCCATATAGAGCATCTGACCTTGGCATAGATAGTGGTGCTGATATGTGGTCTGAAGACGTAAGTATTGACGTGAAAGCAACGTATCATAAATCAGGCAAGCTATTATTTAAATCTTTAGATTCGTTTGTCGCTGAATACGCAATATTAGTTACCATATCTGATGATGAAGATTTGATGCGTATTGTTGGAGGTATGGGTAGAGATAGATTTAAATTAGAAGCAGTAGAGACAGACTTGGGTAGGGGTATATGTTGGGTTGTACCTCAAGACATATTAACACCCATAGAAGGCGTTTGGCTCACATTAACTCAGTGGAGATTATGCAGATGACCTTTACCCTTAGAGACTACCAAAAAGAAGCGATAGATGGGTTGTATAGCTACTGGGCAAGCAAGTCAGGGGATAATCCACTAATCGTTGCGCCTACAGGTTCTGGGAAGACTGCGATCATCGCACAACTGATTTCAGACGCCATGAGCTACCACGGCACGAGAGTTATGGTTGTAACGCACGTTAGAGAGCTTTTGGAGCAAGGTGCTTCAGGATTGGTTAAGCTGTACCCACAGGCTGATTTTTGCTTCTACAGCGCGTCTGTGGGTGAGAAGAGACTAGACAAGCCTATTATATTTGCAGGAATACAAAGTGTATGGGAGAGAGCCTACGAGATCGTCCCTGCAATTGATTTGATATTAATTGATGAAGCTCACATGCTACCCAAGAATGAAGGCACTCGATACAACAAATTTATAGCGGATATGAAGAGTTGCAATCCAGATGTTAAAGTTGTTGGACTGACTGCCACGCCATACAGATTGGACAGTGGATACTTGCACAAAGGCAAAGGTGCTATCTTTGATGGAATTGCACATGACATATCTGTTGAGATGCTCATGGAGCAAGGTTACTTGTCTCCTGTGATTAGTAAAGGTGGATTAAATCAAATCGATTTGACAGGCGTTGGAAAACGTGGCGGTGAATTTATTGAAAGTCAATTGGCTACTGCCGCATCTGACCCAGAACTTGTGGCGGCTACTGTAAATGAAATTGTTGAGTTAGGCGAGGATAGGAAGAGCTGGTTAATATTTAGTAGTGGCATAAAACACGCACGAATGCTTCTTGAAGAGTTTGAGTCTCACGGAATTTCTGTTGATGCAGTCACTGGCGAAGATAGCAAAAAAGTAAGGGATCAGACAATTGCTGACTTTAAATCTGGAAAACTAAGATGCCTGATAAATGTCAATGTCTTGACTACTGGATTTGATCACCCTGCCGTAGACCTCATTGGTTTAATTAGAGCTACAGCTTCAACTGGATTATATGTTCAAATGGTTGGACGTGGCACTAGAATTGCAGATGGCAAAGAAAACTGCTTGGTGTGTGATTTTGGAGCCAACGTCGAGCGTCACGGATTTATTGATAAGGTGAATCCAAATTATAAGACTTCTAGTGGCGATGGAGAAGCTCCAGTTAAGACATGCGAGAAATGCCAGACGATGGTTCACGCCGCCGCTAAAATCTGTCCTGAGTGTGGATTCCAATTTCCACCGCCTATGCTTAATCATAATCCAGATTCATACCGAGGCGCTATGTTATCGTCACAAATAGAATCCGAGTGGGTGGATGTCGATAGTGTATGGTATTCAAGACACAAAAAAGATGGAAAGCCAGATAGTGTGAAGGTGACTTACAATTGCGGTATGATGTCAAATTCAGAGTGGCTGTGTCCTGATCATGGTGGATACGCCGCCAGTAGATATAGATCCAGAAAGCCTTTGTTAAGTTCAACGGCAGATACAACAGATCACGCTTTAATTGAAGCAAAGCTATGGACAACACCTAGCCGCATAAAAATTAAACCATCATCTCACAATCCAAAATACAAAGAGATTGTGGAATTTGATTATACGCAAGTGGAGAGAAATAATGAGACGAAAACGCAAAACTCGGAATACGCTGATTGGACTGGTGAAGACATCCCCTTCTGAGCATGAGGAGCAAGTTGGCTTTATCAATTGGTTTCGAGCCAAGTATCCAGACGTTTTGATATTCGCAATCCCGAATGGCGAGAAGAGGGCAATCAGCGTTGCCAAACGATTAAAAGCTGAAGGTGTAGTTCGAGGCATTCCTGACTTGTTTATTCCACAGTGGACGCTGTGGGTTGAGATGAAGAGAGTGTCAGGTGGAAGACTTTCCCCCGAACAGAAATCTATGATTATTTATTTAGAGTCAGTAGGCCAGACAGTTATTATTGGGAAGGGTGCGACTGACGCATCTAAAAAGATAATGGAGTTTTGTGATGAATAAACTTCTTAGATATGAAAATATAGAACAAGACGAAATCACTGAAAAAGTATCTAGAAATTTTGATTATGATTTTAATGGTATTTCTGAATGTTCCGTTCCAACTCTTCCAGAATTGCCAACAGATTTTAAAATTGGTTTAATTGTAGGGCCATCTGGAAGTGGAAAGTCTACTATGCTCAAATCATTTGGCGAGGAAACATCGCCACAGTGGCACGACAACAAGGCAATAGTTTCTCATTTTAATGACGCAGATGACGCGCAAACTAAACTAAGCGCGGTTGGATTAAACAGCATTCCAGCTTGGTTTAGGCCATATAAAATACTTTCTACAGGCGAAAAGTACAGAGCAAATTTAGCCAGACAATTAAGCAATGGCGCAGTGATTGATGAATTTACCAGCGTTGTTGATCGATCAGTTGCTAAATCATGTTCCGCCGCTTTGAGTCGATACATTAACAACAGTGGTATACATTCTGTGGTATTTGCTTCTTGTCATTACGACATAAGTGAATGGCTTCAACCTGATTGGGTCTATGATACTCTAACGAAAGATTTTCTTTCAAGGGGGTGTCTTAGGCGTCCCGACATTGAACTGGAAGTCATACCTTGCAGGCCGCAGTCGTGGTCAATCTTCCGCGACCATCACTATCTCTCAGGAAACCTCAATAAAAGTGCAAAACACTGGGTATGCCTATGGGGATCAAATGTCGTTGGGTTTACCTCTGTTTTAACTATGCCAAGTGGAACTTTAAAAAACGCATATAGAGGACACAGAACTGTCGTTCTTCCTGATTATCAAGGTCTTGGCATTGGCGTCCGTTTAAGTGACGCCATAGGGCAAATTCATATTGAAGAAGGTAAAAGATATTTCAGCAAGACAACTCATCCGCGCATGGGTGAATACCGAAATAAATCTCCCAAATGGAGACCTACTTCTAAAAATATGAAAGTGCGTTCCATGACAGGTGAAAACAAAAATTTTAATTGGGTTCCAAGAAATGTTTTTTCTTATTCTCACGAATACACTGGAAACAAAAAATAATAATAAAACTATTTTTTTATATAATGGAGTTTTGTGATGCAGGATAGTTTGTTTGAATATCTGGAAAAAGATTGGTGGAAGGGTGAACTAATGATTAATTTGATGCTAGGCAATTGCTTAGATCGACTAAAAGACATTCCTGATGGTTCTGTTGACTTAGTGCTGACAGACCCACCATATGGAACTACAGCTTGTAAATGGGATATTGTTATTCCTTTTGAACCTATGTGGGATCATTTGAAGCGACTAATTAAACCGAACGGCGCGATTGTATTATTCGGAAAAGAACCGTTTTCAAGTGTTTTAAGATGCTCAAATTTAAATATGTTTAAATATGATTGGATATGGAAAAAAGATACAAAGTCTAATTTTCCACAAGCATCATTTCAGCCATTAAATAATATTGAAGATGTTATTGTTTTTTCTAATGGCTATGCGAGAAACTTTCCAAAAGGTAGTGACAAGATAAATGACATAATGGTTTACAATCCTCAAATGTCAGATGGAAAGAAGTATAAAATCCCAAAAGCCTCAAAAACAACAGAAGTTTTTAATGTAAATCATAAGAATGGAGAATATAAGCATAAAGAAAAAGATACTACAAAGAGGTTTCCATTTAACACTATTGAGATAAACACAGATAAAAAAAGAGTACACCCAACACAAAAGCCAGTAGCATTAATGGAGTATCTAATCAAGACCTACACCAACAGGGGTGAAACAGTTTTAGACTTCACAATGGGTAGTGGAACAACAGGTGTAGCCGCTAAAAACCTAAACAGGGGCTTTATTGGTATTGAACTAGATGAAACTTATTTCAATATTGCAAAGGCTCGCATTAATGGGAAAACGTAGTAGTTATGACAGAATACCAAATAAAACTATTTTTTATATAATGTAAATTATTTTACATAATCTTCTTGACGTCTTTATTCATACACTATATACAGTATGTATAGAGAGAAACAAAAGGAATTATAAAATGACTACTTACAAAACAAGAACAACTCAAGATTATATCACACTTGCATTAAGCTGTATTCAAGATGATCAAACTTTTGCGGCTAAGTCTCACAAGAAAGACGCACTAAGTTTATTAAATCGCGCTTATGAAGTTATTAGAGAAAAAAATTCCGACCTACAGATAGCGACACGCGATGCTATGGGTAAAGA